GGTCTCGCTTAATTTCCTGCGATGCCTTAGCAAGTTGATAAGCCTTCTCAGACTTGCGACCAGCCTTGTTTACTGTGTCCAGAGTGCCGGAGACTTTGATAGTCTTCTGCATAATCTGGGTATAGTTACCAAGACGGACGGTAGGAGACAGGGTAGCGTCCGAAGCATCAGCGCCTTCAACAGCAGCGTTATTAGTAGTAGCAGCAGCCAGTGTGTCAGTCTGCCACTCGTGGAAAACAGCCGAAGCCTTGGTCTTGCCAATCGAAGACATAAAGGGTGTCTCGGTTGGGCTGATGTCATAAATAACATCGGTCAAATCTTCGCGCTGACCAATTGCGCTATGTGCGGTATATGTTGCCATGATATAAAGTTCCTATAAGAATCGTTCAAATACACTTGCGGCATCTGCCACCCGTCCGGATGACTTAGCTCGCGCTTTAAGTTTTCTCAGTTCCTCGCTATTACTATCCCTTGGCTTAGAGACACCAGGCTTAATCGCCTTTGGAGCCTCTGAAACCTTCTTGTTCATAGCTGGCTTGCTCGACTGTAGCTTGTCGTACTGCATAGCCTTATACAGCGTCAGAACTGCTCTGGAATCGAACACATTACCCAATTCCTCATCAGAGAATCCTAGTTGCTTACCAAAGTTGCGAATTTCCTTACGGATTGTTTCGCCCTTCTCTGGATCAGCATACTCAGGTATCGCAGCAACTAGCTTCTCAGACTCAGCAGCAATCGTCTGCCTCATCTGTTGTTGCCTGTCATATTCTTGCTGTTGAGTAATTCTTTCTCGTTCAGCACGAACCTGCGATAACTGCTTCTCCCTTTGAGACATCTCAGCGACCTTAACAGCATAGCCGATAGGATCAGTCTCTTTCAGGTAGTCAAGATTCTCAGACTCCTCTGGTTGGTGCAGCATCTGCTCGATCATGCCCAACCGTTGCGCGTATTGATCGCGCATTGCCTTAGCCTCTTGAACCGCTTGACGTTCGGCCTCAACCGCCTTGCGTTCCTCAGCTACAGCTTGCGATTTCTTGGTGTAATCTGTGCCAAGTTGATAAGACTTGATAAGCTCATCAAGGGTTACCTCCCGTTCTTCGCCAGCGGCTTTGACACGGAATGTCTGAGGTTCCTCTTGCTCATCCTCGCCATCTTCTTGTTCTACCTCTGATTCATCTGAATACTCAGACTCCTCAGATTCGGCATCGCTATCGTTGGCCTCTGCTTGGAGTTCAGGTTGTTCCTGTTCGGAGCCTTCTTCCCTACCCATTAGACCCAAGATAGCGTCTGCTGCACCATTTACCGTTAACTCACCACTACCCTCGGGTGTCGTGTTTTGAGTATCGCTCATTTATGTTTCCTAAATTATATCGGGAACCGCCCGACACGGGTTACAAAATCTTCATCCTTTTCTCGTCGATCATCTTCTGAGCAGCGACACCTTCAAGATAGGATTCAACAGATTCCAAGACTCGGAGGCGCATATACGCTTGTTCCCTTAGCTCAGTCTCATCATAATTACTATTAACAAATTTGTTAAGCTCTGTGCCTCGGAGGTCTTCCATCATCTCCTGAAACATCGGCTCCCTAAGCAGGTTAATAGCCCACTGTGCTTTATCCACCAGTCAGGCTCCCTAGCTCTCTAATTGCTTTCAAGACAATCTCAGCCTGTTTGTTACGGCTATCCTCATCAGCCAGATCCATAGCCAAAACCGCTTGCAGTTGCTGGACTGCTAACTGAGCTTCCTTAATCCGAATCTCGGCCTGATCCTTCTGGTTCTTCATCTGCATCTCAATGCCCTTGCGAGTGAACTCAGCCTCCAGACTTTGACGTTCCAAATCCAACTTAGCGGCATCAATCTGCGACTTAGCCTGTGTCTTCTCACGTTCCACCTGCATCAGCATTTGAGCTACCTCAGCCTGGGCATCAGGGCTAGGTGGCTTTGGCTGAGATAATTGAGCATCCATTTCAGGCGTAATCTCATTCATAAAGGCTGTAGCGTCCTTAAACCCTGCTGCCTCAATGAACCTAGCCAATGTGTTGCGGTACTGACCCACTGTAACCAAAGGATTGGCAGGGCCATACTGCTGGATAATCTGTTCCTGTTTAGCAAGAACCATCTGCAACATGGTTAGCTTCTGATCCCTGTCACCTGAACCCAGTCCGACATTGACCGACACATCGTACTCATTCGACCATGTACGAGGATCAAACTGCACGTACTTGCCACGCATACGGACGATCTTGGCCTTGTCCTGATACTTGCCTAGCAGGTACAGAATGCCCTTAAACAAGCTCTTAACACCAGTCTCAGCAAAGATACGAGCAATCAACTCCAGCTTGCCAGAGTTAGACTTCATCATCGCAGCCACAGCAGCAGCCGTAACGTTAGACAATACGTCTGGATCCATACCCTGCTGGGCATCATTAACACCAGTACGCTTGGCCTGTACGGAGTCCATGTACTCCAGCATTGGCATAGCCTGACCAAAGGTAGACTGCACCTGCAACGGAACCAGAGCGTTAGGGTTCTTCATCCGGACAATACCGCCAGGAGTCGCATTCAGCAGGTCATCCAGATTCACCTGGCCATCAACAGCACCAACCCGATTATTGTTCGTCAGGTAGAGGTTATCCAGAGACTGACGAGTAATAGTGGACTTGATAAGCTGGATGTCCATAGTCCGATCTGCCAGCGATTGACCGAAAAACTTATGCGGAATCGGTATAGGGCAGATGCTATGGAACGGAATATAGTCGCATTCTTCATCTTCAAGGATCTCCGAACCACAGTAAACGATACGATGCAGTTCGGCAATACCGTCTTCATCCTCGTCAATCCGGATATAGCACTCGTATACCTCAACCGTCTGCATGGCAGGATCTAGGCTCTGTGCTTCGTCTGGCTGTTCACCCTCGTTAAACCGAGCAATACGCTCAGGGCTGAACGATAGGTCATCATAAGAAGGTAGCTCATCTACGATGTCTTTGTCGTAGCCAAGCGCAATCAACTCTGACCGCTGCATTAGCTTACGATGAGCTACAAAAGGAGCATCCTCGATATTCCGGGCAGCCTTGGAAATCAGGAACTCCTCAGGAGGGACATTCTCAATCTTCACACAGCCGTACTTATTAACACGCTTGACAGTCACAGAGTAAGACGGAGCCTCGATAGGCATACCCATCATATCCACGCCAGCAGGAACCATCTCTACGCTCTGCCTGACTACCTCAAGAGACTCATCAGACAACAAGAGAGCCATCTCATCCTCAGTCAGGCTCTGGTATTTCTCTTTGGTAACGTCTTCCTTGGCATCCCAGTAAGACTTAACTACGCCAACCTTTTGCAGCAGGGCATCCTTGAACCAGTTGTGCAGGATCAGTAGACCCTCGTTCTCACGGTAGAACACCCAGTTACAGTAATCTGTGGCCTGTTTAGCAGACTCCTCATCATTGGCAGTCTTAGGCTCAAAATAGACAATATCCTCAGTAGTCGTAAATACTCGGATAAGTTGCGGCAATGCACCGTCAATAGCTTCAGCAACCTCACCAGTAACGATCTGGCTGCGGCCTTCTACCTCATTACCATACGGGTTACGCAGGTAATAATCCAACGCTCTACGACGTTCTTCTGTGGTCTCTGTTTCAATGTAGCCGATACTGTTATCTATTTCGGCTTCAAGTATGCCCTTGATCTGGCCTTCATCCATCTTCATAGCAAACCCTTGCAAGAATTTTGCTTATTATACAACCCATTTGGTATTGATAGGCAAGTCTGATGACCACGAATCATCGCTCTCGTCAAGCCCAATCGCCAAGTATCTGAAGGCATCTGAGTAGTGGCTAGACCAGTCGTGTAATGGCTTGTCGTAGAAGACTTGTTGCTTCTCGTTATATTCCCTACGATAGTTCCGAATAGCGTCTAGTCCAGCCTTAGTCTTGTGGTCAAACCAGCATCTAGGAAGCAAGCGTCTAACAGCCTGAATACCATCAGCTATAGACAGTCGAGGCGCAACCGTAATGTCCAACCCTGCCTCCTGCAATACTTCCTTACGGCTGCGACCAGTGCCTAGCTCCCTTACCTCCACATCGTGCGGGAGTATCTGTGCAAAGCCTTCGTACTTGTTTTCTCTGAGCCAGGATACATACCAGTCCAGACCGACTCCGTGGTTCTCAACGCAGTCGATAAGCCGCACTTCTTTGCCAGCCAACTGAGTAATCCAGATACAAGTAGAATCGCCCATACCAAGATCCCAAGCAGCAAAAGACCGGCAAAGGTCATCCCTGTCAATAGTGGTAATACGATTTTTGGCTTCGAGATCGTTAATAATCTGACCATAATAACTACCCTCAACCGCTGCGTTAAAGGAACACTCAAACTCCTGCTGGTACTTGTCTTCGCCCATTTCCTTACGAGCGCCCCAGAGTTCTTTGTCGCTGAGGATGCCCGTGTCACTAGCCTTGAACTCCAGTAGCTTCCAGCCTTCCGCTGTCTGTGCGCGATCCCTAAAGTCAGCAAAGTGGTTCTTACCCTTAGGCGTACCAATAAAGAGACACCACGTAGGAGCATCGTCTGTATTCCTATCTGCTAGGGCTGGCCTGATGACCTCGTTCCAGATTTTAGGGTTTTGATCTCCGATCTCATCCAGTACAACACCATCAAAGTATTGACCACGCAAGCTATCAGCGTTATCAGAACCATAAAGACTAATCCGTCTTCCCCAGAAGTCAACCCGTAGCTCCGAGATATTTGCAGTAGCTCCCAAAGGGCGAGTGAACTCAAGCAGATAGTCCCAAGCGACACGCTTAGACTGAGCGTAAGTAGGAGCAATATAGGCAAATCGTGGGTTTGGTTTCTTGCACTCAATGGCAGCCTTTATCAAGTGATTGATAGCGCTTACAGTCTTGCCCATACGACGATGAGCCACTACCACCGTAAACCTGTGGTTATCTACTGCCTCATGGATCTTTAGCTGCTGCTCACGAGGCTTGTAAGCTATCTCGATTACTTCTGCCATGTAACCACATGCTGTTGAGGAGCACCATCAAGGCCAGTAACCTCAGTTCTAGCCAACTTAGGTATGTGGTACTCACTGAGCTTCTGCATTAAGTCCAATGCCTTGCCAGGATCAGGCTTTAGACCATAGACTTCATCGCCCTCAGCCACCCTTTGCAGCCATCTATCCATGTAAGGCACGTTCTTTTCAAGCAATGTAGCAATAGCATTGCGTACTACTGCTGTACTCTTGTTAGGAACACCTGCTGGTCTACCCTTACCTGCATTAGTCAAGCCGGGGTATTTTTCTTCCTCAACTTTACTGTCATTTGTTTCCATAATTGCATTATCCTTTGGATGTCATGC